GGCGCAGTTGGCTTTGAAAGAGTAAGCGACTATGACACAGGCGCTTTAATCTTTTGTACAAATGATAGCAGTTCAACAACAGATGTTTCTTCATCAGATGAACGTATGCGCATAGACTCATCAGGACGTGTGGGTATTGGTACTGCTTCGCCTAGTGAGAAGTTACAGGTAGATGGAAACATTAGGATTGGTGACACAGCAACAGGCACTAATGATGATGAAGAATACTCAATCACTTCAGGTGGTCAGTTAATTATTAGTGCTAATGACTCTGCCGCAGATGTTTCTTATAGTGGTTTGATACTAAACGCAGGTAAAGCAGGAGGAGCAGCAGCATCCAGTTCTCTTGTTATGATAAAAACTAATGACGTAGAACGCGCAAGAATAGATGCCAGCGGTAATCTTTTTGTGGGGACTACTTCTACATCTGCATCAGTTGCAGGTGGTCGTATATTTAGTACAGGGCGTCTAGTTACTTCTGTTGACGATGAAGGTCATTATTTCCGACGTAATAATACAGAAGGAACTATTGTTGAATTTGCTAAAGACAGCTCCACAGTCGGTAGTATTGCTGCTTCTGGAGGTGATTTATTAATAGGAACTGGCGACACAGGTATTCGATTTGTTGATACCGATAATGCGATTGTTCCTTTTAATACAAATGGTAGTGGTCGTGATAACGCTATTGATTTAGGAAAGCCTGCTGAACGATTTGATGACATCTACGCCACCAACGGCACTATTCAAACCTCTGACCGTAACGAGAAGCAGGACATTGAAGCACTGTCAGACGCAGAGCAGCGTGTAGCAGTAGCAGCCAAAGGCTTGCTGAGAAAGTTCCGCTGGAAGTCATCAGTGGCAGAGAATGGCGACGATGCTCGTATCCACTTCGGAATCATCGCGCAAGACCTACAGGCAGCATTTGAAGCAGAAGGCTTAGACGCTGGACGTTACGCAATGTTTATCAATTCAACATGGACTGATGAAGAAACTGGTGAAGAACGTACACGAATGGGTGTGCGCTACTCTGAACTACTCGCCTTCATCATCGCAGCAATCTAGGAGCTTAAAATGGCTACATGGACTATTGGAACACTTGAACGAGACTTACAGGGTGAATTGGCGGGAGGCGTTATCGTTGCCCACTGGCGAGTCACTGAAGAAGAAACTGTGGGGGAGGATACATACAGTGCTTCGTCCTATGGAACCTGTGGCTTCACTCCAGACCCCTCCTCTGAAGGCTACATCGCCTATGATGACCTAACGGAAGCTGATGTCATTGGCTGGTGTCAGGGTGAGTTGGACGTTGATGCCATTGAAGCCTCTCTCACTGCCAGTATTGAAGAGCAGAAGAACCCAACAACCGCTGACGGGGTGCCGTGGTGAGCGACAGAGCAGAGCAAGCCCTAGAGAAGATCGCTAAGCACGAGCAAGAATGTGCTCAGCGGTGGGGAGAGGCTCTGGTGGAGCTTCGAGAACTGCGCAAGGCTACTGATGCCCACGCTCTGCGGTGGGAAAAGCTGGCGTGGCTTGTTGTCGCCTCTGCCGTGACGGGTGTTGTCACTGTTGTAGTTAGTCACCTCCAGTGATAGCGGAGATCTCAGCAATTATTGCTGGGGTTAACGCTGCAACGTCGGCGATAAAGTCCGTGGCCGAGAGTACGAATGACATCCAGAGCATTGCCGGTTTCGTCTCCTCCTTGGGAAGTGCCCAAGTGCAACTACAACGTGCCCAAAATGAAGGCAAGTTGAGCGAGAAAGATGTGATCGCCGCTGCGCTGGCTAAGAAGCAGATAGACGAGACAATGCAAGAAATCAAAGACTTGTTCACTGTCTCTGGTAACGGTCATCTCTACGCGCAGTGTATGCAGCAACTCGCTGACGCAAGAAAAGCGGAGCAGGCTAGGCTCGCTCAAGAAACTGCTAGAAAGAAGGCGTTTCGCAAGCAGATGAAAGAGTTTGCTATGGCTCTGTTCCTTGTCATCGTGTTGTTGCCAGTAACCATTGGAGGCTTGCTGGCGTGGTTAATGAAGCGGTGATGCGCATCTTTTGCGTTTTCTAGGTGACGAAGTAAACTAAGCGTTCACCAACGGAGAACCACATGATTACGATTGATAACGTCGAATACAGCGAGGAAGACCTGAGTGAGGATGCCAAAATTAGAGCCGGCAGAATCATGGAGTTGCGGCAAGAAGTCGTCCGGTTAATTCTTGCCCAGCAAGAGGCAGAACAGAGCATCAGGTTCCACGCCCAGCAGATTAAGGCTGAGATGGAACCGCAAGAAGCCGAGATAATAGAGGAATAACTATGAAATGGGATGCTATTAAAGGAATCGTAGGCGCTGTTGCACCAACCATTGGAGCCGCGATCGGTGGTCCGGTTGGTGGTGGCGCGGGGAAGGTGCTTGCACAAGTACTGGGTGTAGCTGCTGAGCCGCAAGCGGTGCAGCGCGCTTTGAACGAGGCATCCCCTGAACAACTTGCTGAAATCAAGAAGGCTGACCTGGCGTACAAGACCAGGCTGGCCGAGCTTGAAGTGGATATATTCGAGCTAGAGGCTGCCGACATACAGCACGCCAGGCAAGCTAATAGTGGTGATTGGACGCCCAAGGTATTGGCGCTACTGGCTTTTCTGTTCTTCGGCGGATACGTCACAGTCGTAACGATTAGCCCATTCGAGCAGAACGAAGCGGTTATCAACCTCGTACTTGGATACTTGGGCGGCATAGTATCAGCAGTAGTATCGTTCTACTTTGGCGCTAGTCACAAGGCAGAAAAGTGAAGTACTTCACCCATGCGGAGCTTGCGTGTCAGCATTGCGGCAAGCAGAACATCGATGGCGATTTCATGGACCTCATGGATAGACTGCGTGCTATGGCCGGATTCCCCTTCGTGGTCACCAGTGGATACAGATGCCAGGAGCATCCCATAGAGGCTAGGAAGAGTGCGCCAGGTGCGCATACAACCGGGAAGGCCATCGATATAGCTGTTCGGGGGAGTCAGGCATTACGCCTTATTGAGTTAGCCCAGCAATTAGGAATCAAGCGTATAGGGGTTAACCAGAAGGGTAACGGCCGGTTCATACACTTGGATGTGTGCGATGACCGACCAAGCCCTGCTATTTGGTCATACTAGCCAGGAACTCTGACATACGCTCGTCTAGCTGCTCCAAGAACAGCTTAACCTCACCCTCAAGATCTTCGACGACACCTGGCTCCGGGACGTGGCGTACAATCCAAATCTGATTCTCCACGGGTAATCGTGGGTCAAACATCACGAAGTCGCACCAATCCCGCTGCGTACACGCAAGCTGCCAGTTCATCTGAGTAACGTAGTTCTCCGGGATGGCGTTGCTCAACACGGTGTTAATCATGGTGGTAGTGCGTGGGCACTTGATTTCAATCAGGCCCTTGTCACCGACCAGGCCATCGGGCGAGGCACTGGCGTTCTCAATTGTAGGGTGCGGGATGCTGCCCACCTCTACAACATCTACCATGTGCTCGAATTCGTACCTGGCGCGCGCATGAGGCTCAGTTTCTGTGCCCCACTGCATATCCTTGCTCACGAAGTTCTCTGATGGAACGCCGGTAAGGCGCTGCTCCATCAGTTCGTCCATGTAGCGTTTACGAGACATGCTGTAGCCGCTTTTGGTCTTAGCTACGGCATCATGGCACCTGGAGCCGGTTAGCTTGCCCAGGCGTGCCATGTGCCATTCTTGGCTACCCTGCTCCATTACTGGGAACCTAAACGCTTAATTGCATTCTTTGCCTGGTCCTCATTGAGCGCGTGGATGTCAGTGACTCCGTAAGCTGCTGTTACCTTGTCCAGATTGACCTTCTTGGTCTCAGCCAACTTCTTAATCTCGGCAATCACATCAACCGGGGCTGCAGGTGTAGGCTCCTCAACGCGCTGCATCTCTTCAGCACTGGCGAACTCCTCGCCGGCAAATCCGCATGCGCTCAGTGCGCGACCGATAGCGCCGGTCTCACAGTTCTCAATGGCGTTCGTCTTGTTGATGTTATTGCTTCCACGGCGCTCTTCAGCATGCCCGGTAGCTACAACCTTGCCCTCTGGAGAGATTACGCAGGCTTTCACCTTGATAACCTCATTCAGTTCAGTGGCTTCGGTAACAATGCCCCAGCCTTCCGATATCGGATGCTTGCTTCTAAACTCAGCAACTCGTAGAGCAACGGTCTTATACTCTTTGCCCCGTATATTTACGATTCCATCAGTCATGGTCTATCTCCCATAGTTCAATTGTGTATGCGTCATATTCGTCGCACTCGGTACATACCCAGCAGGATTCCCAGCCGGGCTGATATCTGTCGCCGCGCTCACCTTCCAAGAAGACAAACTCAGTGTCCTTCTTGCAGGCTAAGCAGCTAAATTCTCTCGTCATCTCTTTCACTTAAACCTCGATGCGTAGGCTAGGCCAGCCCACGCCTTTATCTTTACCTTTAGCCCATCAAGATCTGTCATGACGGCAGGGAAAAGCTCGCCACCCCAAATCTTGCGGTATCCTTGAACGGTCATTAACTGTGGGTCTCCGACCACCACCAGGACGGTAATAGCCTTGTCTATCTCAGTCAGTCGCTGGAACATTATACGCTGACCAGCAGGTATATCGCCCTGGAACGACTTCCATTCCACTAAGAGAAAGCGGCCGTTAATTTCGACTATCCCATCCACATCGCTCATGCCCATCTTTGGCGGCAGGCATTCATCGAATACGCCGAGCTTTGGGCACATCTTCTCGTGATAGCAGCCCTGACGGTCACAGTCCCAGGTTAGGATTCTCATCTTTGTTCTGCCCTTTTCCTTATCTCTGTAACTGTTTTCATCAAGTGGCAATTGGCGCAAAGAACCTGGAAATAATCTTTTGGGTTAGGACTGCTTACGTCATTACACAAAGCGTCATACATCTTGTTTATTTCACAAACAGTATGGTATCCAGTCTTTTTGCCGTGCTTGATTCCATTAGACTCCCTAATTAGCGGGTTGACATGGTCTATTTGATAAACCCTGTCATCCCATTTTATTTGGCAGCCTTTGCACCTCATAGTTCCATCGGACAATATAAAGATTGCATCCAA